CTGGATGCCAGAGCATGTGCAGTCCAGCTGTACGGGCAGGTTGCAGATGCTGCCGTACCCTTCCCTTGCAAACTTGGCCGCGGCATGACAGAAGGCAAGGAACTGCCATGGGTCATCAGCTGCCGTCCAGAACTTGGTGTGTTGCCACGGGTCAGTGCCTGCTGCACAGATGGCTTCACGGTTCTGCTGTGCCCATGACAGGCGTGCTTCCCATGTGAGCTTGCCGTGCCCATACGCATTGGCCCCATGCACCCATAGCCATTGGGCTTCTTGGCTGGTGCTGATGGGTGTGCCGTTGGCAAATAGCAGCAAGGCACGACCGATGTCGTTGGCCTGTGGGTTGAGGAATGGTGGGCGGTAGTAGTACCTACCCCTGAAGTCCAGCTGCATGGGGTAGTAAATCTGCGGCTCATCTCTGAAGCGATCAGCCAGCCATAGCTGCTTTGCTGTTGCGATCTTTTTGTGTTTGGCCTTGTCGTTCTTGTCGTGGATCTGCCGTGCGTTGAACTTCCACTGGGTTACATCAGGGTGGTCATCAGGCAGGTGCTTGGGGTAGGGCGGTACCTTCCATCCCTCCCGTGGCATGAGCTTGCCAATCTCCAAACTCTGGTCCCATGCGTAACGGACCTGATCCAACAGCCAGTCGTTGACCTTCCATGCCACGGTCTGCTGCAGGTTGGCAGCAACGATGTATGGCTCTTGTCCGGTGGTGTGTTGAGCGACGATCTCAGCGTCGTCTTTCATCAACCGGTTGTTGGGGATGTCCTGCGTGAAGTAACCACCATCCAATGGGGTTACCCATGAGCGGGGTGGTACGACCATGGGCAATGCCAACGGTGACAGCAGCTTCTGTTCTGCTGTCACGTCTTTGATCCAGTTCATGCAGCCTTCTGTGGCACGGACCATGCGGATGGTCTTGATGCCTTGCCGCTCCATGTACACCTCAATGAAGCCGGTGTGTTCTGCAACCAGCTGCACCAAGAACACACCTGTAGCCAGTCGTTCCCGTGGATCCCATGTGCTGGTGTTCTTCATGCGCAGGATGTCCTTGCGCTTGCCGTCATTGCGAGGGCGAACACGTTTGTGGTTGATGCGCTCCCACCGTGTTGCACGGTTGAGCATGGTCTCAATCCATAAGGTGTGACCCACCTCAATGGCTAAGGCGTGCAGCTTGGTGGTCTGTGTGATCTGATCCAACACCACACGGATGGCAGTAGCTGCCACCTTGCGTGCAGGCATCTGCGTCAATGGACCAAGCCAGACGTAACGGGAACCAGCCTTGCCGTTTTCGATCTGCCGGACGTGGTGGTTGATGTGCCTGACCAGTCGATCCACACCAACGACGGTCAGTGCTGTGCCGTACTTGGACAGCGACTCCATCCGTCTGACAATCTTCTGGTTGACCATGAGTTCTTCACGGTCTGCACCAAGGCTGAACATCTCAGCCTCTAGTGCCCATTGATCGTCTTCAGTGCGGCAACAGATTGGAGTTGGGGACTGGGGCAGAAAGGACGCAGACGCTGGCATTGCTGTTGGGATTCATTGGCTTAGGTCTGGCAACCCGGAGCGGGATTAGGTCGGTCTTAAAATCCCTTGTCGAAAGACGTGTGGGTTCGAGTCCCACTCCGGGCACCAAAGAAATCAAAGGGTTGTAAGGGTGGTGCGGTCCTTGCTTGCAGGGTGGTCGGCAACAATGTTGCAGGCCTCTGCAACACGTTGCTGAGCGGGGACCACAGTCCCCTGCAGCACATTGATTGCATCACGCAGGTTGGACTGGGCCAGGTGGGCGTAGCGAGAAGTAACTGTGACTGAGCTGTGGCCCAGTAGTTTCTGCACCACGAACAGGGATACCCCTGCCTGTACCAACCGAGTGGCACAGGTGTGACGCAGGGCATGGGGTACAAACTGGTCGTCGTCATCCAGATCCATGGCTGACCGTGCCCGGTCCCAGTAGTACCGCAGCACCTCACGGTTCAGGTCATAGAAGACCAGGCCGCGGCTCTTGTCGCACCGTTGTTCGATGATGCTGCGCACCCTGTCAGTCATGGGTACAGACCTGGGCAGGTCACCTTTGTTCTGCCAGATAGAGATGATGTTCTCCTTCAGGTCCACGTCCTTGACCTGCATGGCAGCCAACTCACCAACCCTCATGCCAGTGTCAATCAGGACGACCACTGCGTCGCTGACACTGGCTTGGTTCCACTGCTTGAGCAGGGACAGCAGCATCATCTCCTCTTCGATGGTGAGGTAGCGGATGCGGTGGGTGGGTTCTGGTTGACGGATGATGCGTGGCCTGCGGCTGCAGCCATCACGCTCCATGGCGTCGGTGAACATGGCTGACAGTGCAGCCAGCTTGCGGTTGATGGTGGCAGGACCGTTCTTCTGCCGCTTCAGATGGACGACATACCCATCCACATCAGATGTGGTGATGGTGTCCATGACGCAGTCACTGCCGAAGTACTGGAGTGCTTCATTGGCAGTGGCAGTGGCCTTGGCTTCATTGCGGCTGCCAATCCACCGCACCTCACAACTCTTGTCGTAGGCCTGCTTGATGGTCCATGCCTTGGGGTCAGCTTGCTGTTGAGCAGCAGCTTGACCACGCAGCTGGATCTCTAGCTCCAGTCGTTTGATCTTGGCTTCGTCGTAGGTGGAACAGGTAGCAGTACGACGTCTGCCGTTAACGGTGACATCGACTAACCAACTGTCACCCCGTTGTCTGATCCCTTCTCGTTTGGTGTTTGCCATGGTTGTGGTGGGTGATTGTTGATGAATTGTTAATTCATTCCTTTGTTTTGTTTGTGTTAATGAAAGATTACCAGTTAGTTACTTTGGTTTCCGTGCAAATCCCACACCGCCTTTGAATCCGAGTTCAAGCAAAGCCAAGGCTGCAGCAGGAAACTCAGTGGGAAATGTGTTTACCCACGCTTTGAATCCATCCTTGACTACTTCAATCGGATCTTTAGCTACCGGTCGTTCCGGCAGGTGAGTCCAATGGGTGCAGTCGGTGTAAGGAGGGAAGCGGTAGTCGCCTTGTGCCCATCCAAACTTGGGGTGGAACCACAGAACTTTGCCATCAGAGTCCGCGTCGGACTGAGCAGGAGGGCAGGCCTGCATCTCGTAGGACTTGGCGTAGAGGCTGGTCATTGGTGTCTGCCAGTAGATGTGATTGAAGTTGCTTTGGGGTGACGGTTCTTGGAGAACTTGATGGCTTCCGCTTTGCTGGTAGCCCTGACTGTGGTGTTCATGGGTTTGCCGTTCATGACGACAAGCACATCCCACAACACAGCTCTGTTGTTGGTGGTGCGGCTGATGCCTTCACCCAGGTTGGGTCGGTCTTCGTCGTCCCACTGCAAGGCGAAGAGGACGTCCTTGCCGCGGTTCATTGGTTGACCTCCCAAGGAAGGGCACCCCACTTTTCCACTAGGCCTGTGTAGAGGCAATGCATGGGGTGGCAGTCGTGTTGTCTGCCATCCAAGCGGTAGAGCTTATCCAGCCATTCGATGCGGCGTTCATCTTCGATGCGCCACTTGGGGTCATACGACATGGTCAGTGGTGGTGATGGGACAGTTGTTCAAGGCGTTCAGCAACGCCTGTGATGGCAAGGTGGCAGAACTCCCGGTCCTCTTTGGATGGAGCCCAGGACCTGATCTCTTGGGCCATGGTCTGCATGACTGCTGCCATGCGTTCATGCCCATCAATCAGTGCCTGCCTGTCGTGCCAGTACGCCTTCATCAGGCGTGTGCAGAGGGGTTGATCAGAAGGGTTGTCCATCGGATCGCTCCTCGTACTCAGGGCCACACATGACAGCACACCTGGCATAACCGACCACATCCACCAAGGTGTCGATGTGATTGGGTGTGTGCTGCAGTCGGCTGAGCTTGAGGCAGATCATCATGTGTGCCACCTGTTGGGCACTGATGTCTGCACCTGTGATGGCTGACCACATCAAGGCAATGCGATCAAAGCTGACCTTTGGGTCACCGTAATCAGCAGCCCTGTCATGGGTGATGGACTCAGCCCGTTCATCGAACAACGACAGTCTGGATCTGATGGTCATGCAACCTCCTTGTCTTTGCTCAGCTGTTTGTTGAACAACCACTGGGCTTGCTGCCTATCACGACGTCCCTTGTCGGTAAGGGTGTAACCGCCTTGAGCAGGACGTACCAGACCAGCCTGCATTAGCACTGTGATCTGTTCATTGATGGCATCAGTAAGCCATGCCTTGTCCCGATCTCCCAATGCGGGACGTAGTTCCGAGAGGAGTTGGGGTCTGGAGTACCCCAATGGGAAGCGGTTGTACATGGTGTTCAACAACTCATGGCGTACAAGGGCCATGGCTTGGGTGTCATTCATCTCTGGCCTCTTTGTGCAGCAGCAGCAGCTGTTCCAGCCATTTGATCCTGGCTTCTAGGTCCATGACACAAGCAGCCATGACACTGCTGGTCTCATTGCTGTCGCCATAGATCTTCTTGAACTCTTCCCATGCATCAGTCATCTCTCTGTTCCCCGGTCATGGTCGGGTGGTACACGCAGCCCTGTTGGTTGCTGCTGCTCTCAGCAGGTTGGCTATAGGTGGCCAACACATGGCGAGCAAAGGCCGCGGCAACCACCGTTGCTTGGTTGTTGGGTGCTGCTCCGTAGCTGGCTTTCCACCAGTCCCGGTACAGCTCCATCAGTTCCAGTTCAGAAGGGTTAGTCATAGGTCGTGTATTGGGTGTTGCTGTTGAAGGGTGATGAAGGTAGGTGACGACGTGTCCGTCACTTGTTCTTGGTATTCATGTGGTGTCCACCGCCTGGCTAGGTGGTGAATGTCCTGTGCCAAGGCTGCATGGCCATCAGCGTGGAGTCGTGCTGCTGCTTTGAGGAGCAACACATGCGGTTTGTCCATCGGTGTGGTGGGTGTGCGCCCCTTATTGGAGCCCACCCATAATGGTGCTGTCTGCAGCATGGGCAACACAAACCCATGGCTTCGTTACTGCCCGTGATTCACATCTGAGACCACGGGCAACACAAGCAACGACCACCGGTCCGCTGCTGCTGCCGTTTGGGTAAAAAAAAGGGGGCCCATTGCGGGCCCCTGGTGGTCAGCAGCTGGCTTCAAGTTCAGCCTGCATCACGTCTCGCTCAATCAGGGCAAGGGCCCCAACGGTCCACCGCTTGAGGTTTGGGTAGCCGCTGACGTGGTGCAGTTCATACGACCACCAGTCAGCCACCCTGGTGGCTCCTAAGCGGTCCAGATTGCTGATGCCTGCCCTGATGTCAGCCATCAGTTGCGGGCTTGGTTTGTGGTCCGTGGTCCAAGGCTTAACGACCTCGGGTGTGAGCAGTGTGGTGAGCTTTGGCATTGGTCTGTGGCGGGTGTGGTGGTGGGCCCCATTGCTGGGGCCCGTGGTGGGTCAGCTTCCCAAGTAGGGAAGGTAATCAGGGTCGCCGTTCTCCTTGCAGTCACAAGCCCATGTCCAGAGCAAACGCTCAAGGTTGGCCTTGTGGTCGCAAAGGTCGGCGGCATCCCATGCGCCGTACCCCTCCAGATGCTCCCTAAGGAGCCATGCCGGGGCTTCTAGGTTGAGTCTGCTTACCCAGTAGGCCACTGCCTCATCGACAGGGCCCTGGGCTGAGCAGTCCTCAATACAGGCTTCAGGTAGGCGGCTGATTGCCGCCCGACCTTGAAACCATTTCCCCCAGTAGGTCTTGAGTCCGTTTATTGGCTTGTGTGGTGGATGGGTTGAGTGCCGGTATGGGTCACCGGCTGGCGGGCTAGTTCCCCCAGGGCCAGCAGCCACAAAACTGCGCTCCCCAGGGTCACCAGAACCGCTACGGGCAAGGTCTGGCGGTCCATCACTGAACCTCCCTGCCCATAACTGCCTCAATGGCTGCCTCTACGTCGCGTGGCCTATCCGACCATGCTCCCAAGGCTGCAGCCAGCTTCCCTGCCTCGACATAACCAAGGCTTGGCAGCTGGCCATCACAAAGGTTGCAACCAAAAATCTCCTCACTCCAACCCACTAAATCCAAGAACAAACCAAACGGCGTAGGCCGTTCGCAGTTCTCCGACCAGTCGGCCAAATCTTGGACGACCTCGGTCACCGTATGCGTCTTCATTTGTCGATGTGCTTGTGGTGGGTGAGCCCTGGTCCCCCAAGGCTGACCCCATCCTAACCACTACCAACGATGGCGCACCGTTTCAGGCCCAAGACCGCTGAGGCAAGGGGCGGCCAACAACAGAGACAGCAGGAGAACCCCAGGCTCGCCCACTGTGCAGGGCTGGCGACGGTTGGCCTCCTGCTGGTCCCCGTGGGATCTGCTGTCCCTTGTAACCCATTGTCCCGCAAGGCTTTTGGGCCTGCTGTTGCGGCTGGTGTTGCCTATCTGCCCCCCCTGGCCGCCTATGTCACACGGGCGCAAGACCCCCCATGGGGGGTGACGACCGGTCAGCCATAGTGCGTAAGCCCCACAGATTTTTCCACCAAAAACTGGAGTTGGTCTTTGGTTGGTCTTAGTGGGTCAGGGGTAAGGGAGGGAGGGGGATAAAGGGAGACCAAGCCATGGATGGGCCATGGGATGGCTTGTGGATTTCCACTAGAAGGGTCTTAAGAAGAGATCAATAGAGAGAGGCGTCGTGAGGCCAGTGGGTGTGGTGGGTTGCGTTGACGCTTTGAACAGGGGGGTTTAGTTTCTGCAAGTAAAACCCCTTCTGCCGACTGGGTTGGCTCAAAACCCGGTCAGCAGTCAGAGCAGGGGCGTGTCAGTCAGGAGCTGACCTATGCACCCTAAATGGCCTTCCGAGAGATTTGCAATGGTTCATCTGGAGGACGCTGGACGAGTCGTAGAGCGACTGAGGAGCAGGGCTCTTAGTGGGTCTGACATGAAGGTGTTTTGGGCTGTGGTGTCGTTTGTGGAGCCCAGGAAGGGGTATGCAGAGGTCACGGTGCGGCACCTGGCTGACCAGCTTGAGATGAACTACACGCAGACGGTGAACAGCATCAGCCGGTTGCAGAAGGAGATGCTGCTGGTGAAGTGGCGGGATAGCGTCAGCGGCCAGTCGTGCATCCTGCCGAACCCAAAGCTGGTGTCCTGTGGTGGCAGGAGCAAACGGGCTTACCTGTGGAAGCTGTTTGAGTCGGCTATCAATGGGGTCTAGTCACCACAACAAAGCCATAGAACCTGAGTCGTCCCCTGATGAGTGGCAGCAGTGGGAGGCGGAGCTGTGTTTCCGTGAGCAGATGGATGCTGAAATGGCCAAGCAACGGGCAAAACCGCTGGAGAAACTGCGGCAAGACCTGACGGGTGTCGTCTAGCTGCTACTGTTCCCTGTAGCCCACCTCTGCAGGGGCTGGGAGTCAGGGCCTGTGGTGGGTGACTGACTCCCCCTTCTTTCCCCAGATCCCCAGTAGCAGTGAACACTGGGGTGTGTCGTTAAGCTCAAGGGGCATACCACCACCACCAAGGGGGGCCCATTCATGGCCCGAAAGAACAACGACACCACTGAGCTGTTGTCGTCTCTTCATGCCGACCTGGCGTATCACCTCAAAGCCAAGTTGGATGATGGGTCGATCACTACAGCAGAACTAGGAATCCTTCGGCAGTTTTTGAAGGACAACGCCATCAGTGCTCAGCCAGTACAAGGCACACCATTTGGTGATCTGGTCGCTTCGTTGCCAGACATACAGAATGTGGTGACGATGCATCCACGTAATCGCAGAGCAGGCTGATGGTTTTCCCTGTTGTTACTGACCTTGGGTCGTTTACTGCTATTGGGGCAACGCCTTCTGTCATTTCTGATGGCAACTGCGTTGCGTTTCAAGCTGTTATCACAGGTCTTACTGGTGCCAATAAGGTCAACCTCGAGTTTCAGGACTCCCTTGACAACATCAACTGGTATGCCGATGAAACCTCTAAAAAAGCAGACCTGACTAATGGTGTTGTGATCCATAAACACGTAGCAGACGCCGCGGCCTATGTACGGGTCAACATCACAGCAATCAATGGCGGTACTGTTGCCGTCAAAATCAGTAAGGCTTAATGGCTAAGCCTACTGTTGGCTTTCAACCGCTTCCTGAGCCGTTTAATGATGACTTCCGGTATTTTCTTGTTGTTGTCTGGCG